TGGGCTTTTACCGGCAATTGAATCAACTGACGACTTGAATAGTGTGCTAACAACAATGCGATTGCCGTGTCACCGTGGCGTTTGCTTTTGCCATCCGCACTTTTAGCCCGTTTATCCGGTATGCGCGGCACACCCTTTACCACTTGGAACGAACGTAGGTCAGCGAGAATATCGGCATCTTTCGGAATAGCTTCCAGTTCACCGTCCTCTAAGGCGGCTTTAAATGGTGCAGTGTGTTCGCGATACCATTTTTCCGATAACTGAACACAATCAACCAATGAGCCAAAAGCGTCACGAGCTGATTCCGCCAAATAGCCACCATTACCGCGTGCGTCAAATGCCGCACCGGAAAAGCGGGGAAGTCGTTTTAAAATAAACAGCACGATTTGTTCCTGTTGTTTATAAGGCATATTGCCCAGTTCAACGATGAACTGCACTTGCTTGGTTAGGTTCTGCTGTTGGGCTAAAATAACAAAAGAAGTCATGTCGCCGCTACGGGCAAAGTCTTCGCCGAAGAAGTGCAATAAATTCGGCGATAAGCCTTGCAAAATCGGAGCTAACGTTTTTTCGCTCCAATCTTCCATTTCTTTATAGCGTGTCGGTTCCGGCACTAGACTGAAACCCTCTTTGGCTTCAAAACGCACTACCGGCGTTTTCTCGCTCATTTGACGCTCAATCAAGGCACGGGAAAGCCACAAGCCTGAACCGTTTTTCGGCACGCAGAAATATTCTTCCAGCGCGTCTTCTTCGCTTGCCGTATCTTTTAATAGGTTATCAATCCATTCCTGTTCTTTTTCAGCTGACCATTCTTGTTTGGTGACCTGACAAATACGTTGATATAAACCATCGTGGCAAGCATCTTCGATTGTGATGGTGTGAACGGAATAGCGTTTTCGACCCGCTCGGCTGTCAAGAATCAGCTCATTGAATAAATTATCTGCGCCGTTATGGGTTGAAATGACACGAACTTTCGCGCCCCACATTGTGAGTGCCAAGGCGGCTTTCAGCACCTCGGCAAGATATTCATGGAATGCGGCTTCATCAATCACTACAACGCCTTGCATACCGCGCAAGTTCTTAGGATTGGATGAAAGTGCTTTAACTTTGAAGCCTGAAGCGAAATAAATGACATAAGTCAAAATGTCTTTGTCTTCATCTTCAAAGACTTCTTCTTGAATTTCTCCGGCGGCGTAGTTAAAAGCCTTCGCCCACATAGCAACAGCGTCGATATATTCACGCGCCATTTCCTTGTTTGAGCCGATGTAAAACACATCAGAGCCACCGTCTGATTTTCGGGTACTGGCAATCAGGGCATTATCTGCCGCTTCCGCCCATGTTAAACCGCAACGACGGGTTTTCTCGGCTATCTTGAGTTGACTATCATCTGCAATCCAGCGTTTTTGATAGCCCAACAACAGTTCCATCGGATTAAACGCATGAATGCAGTCAAGGAATGACTGACATTCAGGGGCTAATTTGTTTAATGGTCTGTTATTTAATAATGCCATTATGCAATACCTAAAATCTGTTCTTTAATTGTGCGCACCGTATCGGCTGACAATCCTGCCTGCACCACGACTTTTTCAGCGGTTTCCGCCGCTAATTGCGCCATTTCTTTGCGAATTGCCTGTTCACGTTTATGGGATAGACTTTCCGCCTGCTCCAACCGCTGAATCGCGGAGGATAACAACGCCAAATCCTTCGGTTGCGCCTTGCCGTTTTCACTCATGCCGATAGAGGTTTCAAAGGCAAGATTCTTCACGATTTCCATGAGCAGTTTGCCAATATCGCTTTGTGGTGCCTCGCCGAATTGCTTCGTCCAAATCTCAGCGACTTCACGCGCATTGCGAATTTTGCTCGCCATTTGTTCCATGCGGCTGGCGTAACGGTTAAGACCTGTTCGGCTTAATTGATAGCTGTCATCTAACCCACAATCACGGATCAGGTCATTAATCTCTTCAAGGATTTGCGCTTGGGAAAGGTGCTTGTCGCGCAACATCATCGCCAGTTGGGTTTTGATATTCGGTGGCAATAAGTCCACTTTACTGGCGCGGCCGCGTGTGTTTTTGTCGGTCATTTAAACCTCCTTTAAACCGGGTTTAAATCTTTGGACTTGGCTTTTTTACGCCGTCCACGAAAGCGCGACCTTGCGCCACATCTAAACCACGTTGCGTGATAGTGGCTACATAAAATTCTTTTCCGTTGCTATTGAGTCTAGCGATGGTGATTAAGCCTTGCTCCTCAAGCCATAATAGGTGATTACGCACCAAGTCACGGCTAATATCGTGACCGTACATATCCAAACAATCGTTTAAAATGCTTTCATTGGCATCGTAACCGCACTCTTCAAGAGAGCGCAGAATAACCAATCGTTGGTCTTTCGTGAAAATATCTTGGCGCATCATTCCTTATTTACCTCTTTTTCAATTAATAACTTCACTTGATGGTTAAGGCTACCAATGTTGGTATTTAACACGTCGGTTTTACCTTTCATTTCCGTCATTAATAAACGCAAATCGGCTACTTCTTTTGAGGTTGGCAAATGTCGTAACTCGCCTTTTACTTCCGATAGACTTTTTTCATTAGTTTCAATTGCCTTACGTAAATCGGCCACATCGGATTTGCGGGCATATTTACTGTCCATCGTCAGCCAAAAATACGTCCACACAGCACCACCAACCGTCACTACAATTGCCCAGTGCCGCTGAATAAAATCAAGTGCTTCAAGCATTATTTAGGTTCCTTTTTTTGGCAGATTTTTTCATAAGTCAAATTATGATTAAGCACCTGCCGCTTAGTTTCTTCGGTGTCTTTACGGCTTGGATAAATCAGGCCGAACGCTGAACAACCGCTAGTCTTCACGGAAATAACCTTTTGACTGCAACTGCTCATCAACAGACTTGCCAGACAAAGTGCGGTTAGTTTCAGTAATGTTTTTTGCAGTATTTGCATTTTCTAACTCCTGTGCGACTGCGGCCGCTTCACGTTTTACGAATTCAATTTCTTCTTGCTGTTTGCGAATTTTGGCGGCTTGCAGGCGATTGTGAATAAATCCGCCTACCACAAGAGCAAGCATCGCGCCGATAACATAAAGATTAATCACTGTTTTCTCCTTGTTGTCTGCGATTTTGCATTGCGGTGGCAAAGCCTTTGGTTGCCGCGCCACCACCACAAAAGAGGGCAAATGTCGTGAATAATTCGGGTACGTAGGAGCGATTTAACCATACGCAAAACACCAAAATTCCCGCCATTAAGAGAGCACCAAAGAATTGGATAAATGCAGTAGTTGACAGGCGACCATCGGCGTTAGTAATCAAATCACTCATTTGTTTCATTCTTTTTCCTCAGTAAAATAATTATGTTTTGAGATCATATAACCAATGAAGGTTAAAATTGTTGCACATAAAAAATGTCCGTAGTACGCCAGCATAATTCCAAGCAACGTATTAGCTATGATTTCCCAATAAAATCTAGCTTTCGTGTATTGATGTTTAGGGTCTGGAAAACCAATAAAAACCACCAATACAGAGAGCGCAGTGATGAAGTAAAAAAACAATTCGTAGGCTTGAATTAAGTTTCTGATGTTAAATTCATTTGCGGCAATAAAACCGCCAAATATCAACACATCCAAAACACAGCTAAAGTGAGTTAATCCTATGATTTCTCTTTTCATTAGTAACTCCAATATAAGTAAAAACCTTGTGCAGCTGTTGTGCCGCCATTGATTACGCGATTACGCATTGCGTTGTTGCTTGGTTTGCAACGTGGGGATTTGTAGTATCCCCAACCTTTATGTGCGGTAGTGTTTTTTACGCGTTTGCTCATGACCTACCCCAAATATAGATGATTGAAATTGACAACTTCGTCCGAATCCAACCACGTCCACACATCGAAACAAGGGCAGTCCTTAATCCATTCATTTGGTGTAATTGTGCCGTCACCGTTGATGTCCGGACTCAAATCACGATGTCCACAAATGCGTGCGCTGGGATATTCGCTTTCCAGTTTTTGCAATAATTTGTGCAGGGCAATCCATTGTTTTTCAGTATATTCACCGTAGTTTTTACCGCTTGCGTCGATACCACCCACAAGACAAATGCCGACGGAATATTGATTGTGACCTTTGACGTGCGCGCCGATTTCACCGACCATACGACCGGTTTCAACGGTGCCGTCCGTATCGATTACATAGTGATAGCCGAGGTGTTGCAGGTGCGGGTTGAATTGTTTGGCTAGCACAGGGTTACGTTTGAATCCGCGCTGTTTATGCCATTCATCGATGCGTTGCGCGGCGGTTTGTGTTTCCGTGCGTAATGATTTACCGTTTTTTGTGGCAGAACAGTGGATCACGATTTTGGTGATGGGTAGTGATAAAGACATAAAAAACTCCTTCTAAGTGAACTTAAAAGGAGTTTAAAACGGATGGGGTTTTATTGATTTTAAAGTGATTTAAAGAAGTTATTTGCGCATAAATTCAAATGCTTTCATTACTTCGCCCATATTGATACTTTCCGGCAGCGGAAGCCCAAATGTGTCTTTATAATTACCTAGCATTGACACATATTTCAATTCTTCATCG